TTCATTTTTTGAGCAGGGCGTAGGCGGCCAGTTTTCCGCCCGTCTGCTTGTTATTCTGCAAGGCATCCTCGCCCAGCCCCTCCGGCCGGATGCGGATGCCGTTGGCGCGGTTAAAATCCGGCGTGGCACAGACCAAGGTCGCCGTGCCCTTTTCCCGCAGCCGTGTGCTCATCATAAAATCATCCGCTAGGAACTCCGCGCGCTGCCGGTCGTCCAGCTTGGCAAACTCCTTGGCCGTGTGGGCCGGCCAGAGCGACATGTCCGGCAGATCTTTCTTGCGGCAGCAGACGCCGCCAAAGCCCTCGATGATCTCCGCGTGGCCCAGGTGATCCGGGGCGATGGCGTAGCCCTTGGGCCCGGTCATAAAAAATCCGCACAGGCCCAAGGCGGATTTATCCGGACAGTTTTCCACCAACGTCTGCACCATCCGGGGGCTGTAGAGAATATCGTCGTCGCACCAGATAATAAAATCGTCCGGATTGGCCTCCCATGATCCGCTGACAAACTTGGTGGCAGGCCCGTGATCCGTGCTGCGCAGGATGGTGATCCTCCCCTCGTCCGCCAGCGCCTGGATGGCCGCTGGGATGGGGCCAAACTTTTCCCCCGTCCGCGCCAGCGTTTCGGGAATGGACAGCACGATCTCGTCCGCCGGCCGGCTCTGCGCCAGCAGGCTTTTCAATGTGGGCAGGATGGTGTGGATCCGCTTAGGCGTGGTGGTCAGACAGACGCGGACGTGGCCCTTCCTCTCAATCGGGCTGGGCAACAGCTCTGCCGCGGGCGGTACGCATCCGTCCTCCAGCAAGGCCGCATCCCAGCGCAGGCCGGGCAGCGGTGCGTCCTTGGCCGTCACCATCAGCAGCCGATCCCCCAGCGCGGCCTCGATCGCCTCCGCCGCGCTCTGCACCACGTGCAGCCTGTCCGCAATCTTGTGGCCTTTCTTGGTGAGCAGCAGGTGCTGGATGCCGTTGGATCCGTCCGCACAGTCCGTGTAGAGCGCCATGCTTTTAAGGCAATCGTCCGGCTCGCCCGCGTGGATGACGGTGATCCGGCCCCAGGCTCCGCAGAATCCCTCCCGCACCAGCGCATTGGCCTGATCGTGCTGGCTCAGCCCGCGCAGGCACTGGGCCATCAGCTGGCGCGGCAAGTGTTTGTACCATCTGTTTTCTTGGTTCCAGTCCTGCGTGGTGGGCATGGCGTCCACCTGTTTCAAAATATGGTAGGCGGTGGCCATGTCGCCGTGATCCATCCGGTCCGTGGCCAAGAGGCCGTGGGCCTCCCGGCGCATCGGGGAAAGCGTGATGGCCTTGCCGATGTGTTTCAGGCGCTTGGTGCGTTCCGACAGCATCATGGACGCCTGGCAGTGCAGCTGGTATTTCTCCGTGGCGCCCACGTCCGCGTGTTCCAGCGCCAGCAGGCACGGGCCGATGGCTTCGCTGTACTGGTTTTTAAGGAAATGTTCCTGCGCCAAGTAGTACCACTCCATGCCGATGCCCTGCAGCCGGCTGGCAATAATCCGCTTATTGCGCTCTGCGCTGCTTACCTTTGGGCCGCTGGGGGCGTGCAGGATTTTAAGGTGCTCCGCCACGGCCACCTTGGCGTTCGCCCGGGGCGTGACGCGCTCATGGATCTGGCGCTCCCAGTGGGCGCAGAGCTTGCCGTTCTCCATCCGGCGAAAGATTCGTTCCCGCTTGTTGTTGCGCATGCCGCTGTTCTGCACGTCGTAAAGCGTGACCAGCAGGTCCCACTGCTCCTTGCCGGCCGCGCAGGCTTCCACCTGGGCGCGGTGGGCGGCGGCTTGGCCGGGCTCAAAGATGTCGTCGCAATCCGCCCAGATCACAAACCGGCCCGTGGCCAGGTCAAAGGCTTGGTTTCGGGCGGCCGCAAAGTTATCGATATGGGGCCAATCGGCGTGCTGGGGTGCGTTTTTGTAGATCGCAAATTTACCGGCATCGCCCGCCGCTTCTTTTAATGCCTTCTCAAGATCCCCGTAGGGCTGAGATCCGGTGGCGGCCACCACCACCACCTCGTCCCACAGGCCGCGGGCGGAATCGATCAGTCTACGCAAAATCTCGCCCTCCGCCGGACCGGCAATGAGAGCGAGAGATATGAGCGGGGGTTTCATCTTTTTTGGAGAGGAAGGGCGGGTGCACCCCCCGATGCACCCGCCCCACCATTAGGAGGCTACCGCTTAGACAAGTCTGACCAGGCTGCTGGTTTGACCGCGGCCGACGCCGTAGAGGATCCGGTAGGACCGCTCATGGCTGCCGAGGCGGAAGTTGTAGTGCTCCGCCACCTGCAGGCTGAGACCGCTCTTGGGCTCGCTTACCACGTCGATGGAACCCGGGAGGGTCACACCTTCGGGGAGAGCGGGCAGACGGCTCGCCACGACCAAGGCTTCCCGCTGGGCGACAAAGCCCTTGGAAGTGCCGGAAGGCAGGCTGTTGTAGCCAAACACTTCGATGCCCGCCACCGTGCCGATCTGGCCGGAGGCGACCACATCACCGGAACGCTGGGCGTTGGCGACGATGTTGGAATCGTTGAGCAGGCTGGCGTAGTTGCCCGGGGAGAGAACCGCGAAGCGGCCGCCCATGGGCACCTTGTTGGTGTCCAGCGTGAGGCCGGCGCTGACGATCGAGCGGAACGTGGCCGCATCGGCCGTCACGGACAGCGTGCTGGTGTAGTGCGTGGTGACGAGCGCCAGCACGGAATCCACCATGGCCTTGCCCAGGGCGTGTGCGGCCTGCTCGGCAAAGCGGTTGATGAGATTGATGTTGGAGCTGGTGCGCTCGTCGTCGTTGATCGCGTAGGTCGTGTGCTTGAACTGGTTCAAGGTCACAGTCACGTCGGTCTGCGTCACGTCCGCCGGGGCGTAGCCGGTGGTCGCGCTGTAGTCCGAGGCGGACTGGATGCTGACGATGTGGGTGGTGATGGAGTCGCCTTTTTTGGCGGAAGCGTCCGAGAAGTCAGTGACCCCGGAGCTGATCCAGTTGTAGTTCTCGACCAGCAGCTCGAGAGCACGCTGGGCGATGACCTTTCCGTTCGAGACGGAACCGAGTGTGTTAGCCATGGTGTTGGGTATCCTTTGTGGTTATCGCGCCAGCTTGATTTTGTTAAAGATCTCCGCGGCGCGGCGGGGATCCTTTTCCGCGTTGAACTGCGAGAGCAGGTCGGCACGCGAGAAACTTGTTTCGGCGGAAACTTCCAGGGGCTTGACGCCGCGGGACGCTTCCAGCTCCACCATTTTGGCGGCGATGACGGACGGGGCGGGCTGGGCCAGCTCGGTCGTCTCGGCCTTGGCTTCGGCGGCCACGGGCTCCGGGGCCGGCTCGGCCACGGGCTCGTCAGCGGCCGGAGCTTCCTCGATGACGGCGGCTTCGAGTTTCTTGTCCTCGGGCTGGGCGGCCATCGGCTCATCCTTGGGCTTGTCGCCCATTTCGGGCAGGTCGTCGGATTCCTCCGTGGCCAGGACGGCCAGGATCATGTCCAGCTTGGCGTTGATGTCTGCCATGGTGGGCTCGGCCAATTTGACCGGCTCTGCCACCGGGGCCGCCGGGGCTGCGGGCGCCGCTTCAACGGGCGCCTCTAATTTGGCCACGGGGGCCGGTGTGTCTTTGGTCACGGCGATTTGCTTGCTGTCAACCCGGGCGCTGTAAACGCCGGTGGGGTTGGCGGCGGGTGTGGTCACCAGATCCACGGAAAACAGCGTCTGCACGTCGGCCAGCTGGGTGCCGTCCTCGGCCACCCGCGGCACACCGCTGAAGCTGATCGAAAAACCGATTTGCCCGGGCAGGGTGCTGATGAGCTCGCTAAAATAGGCAAAGCAGTCATGGCTTTGCAGCAAGGTGAGGTCGGCGCGGACGCGGCCGCCGTCCAAGGCAAAGTTTTCGAGGTAGCCGATAATGTTGCTGACAGAGCTTGAATGGTCAGACAGCACCTTCACCTGCCCCGCTTCATTTCCTTTTTCGACGACTTGGGTGAGCGTCTCCGCATCGATCACCATGCCGTGGCCCAAGGCCGGACCGGCGGTGATGACGGAGATGCCTTTGAATTTCTTTTCGGCCATAGCTGGCCGCAGCTTGTCAAACAGTCTTATTTTTCTTGTAGCCCTTCTTGGCTTTTAGGCCCACGGCCTTGACCACCATGTCCAGCTCTTTGTCCGATAGATTCAGATCCGGCTCGTCCTTCATGGTGAAAGCCTCCGTGATCTGCACCGGAGCAATCATGGCCACGGTGACGGTGGGAGCGGACAGCTCCGGCTGGACGGTCTGGTCGGCCTCCGGCTGGGCGGCCGGAGGCGTGACGGGTGCGGCGGGGGTATTGTCTTGCGGCTGACGCACACCTGCGTCTTGCGCAATCTTGCGGGCTGCTTCTTCTGTCATTCCAAAAACCGTGACTAAAATTGTCTCCGCTTGCGTAGGTGTGATTAGGCCTTGCCCAATCTGCTGAATGATCGCACTTAGTGCCTGCGCACCACCGATTCCAATGCTGGTAATAAGCGGCTCACCCTTAATTTCTCCGCCGGACTCGTAAGCCTTTTCAATTTTTCGTTGATCCAAAATTTCCTGCCAATCGTCGCCTCGTTCTGCCGCAATATCGGCCAGCGTCCGTATGCCCATTTTTAAGTCTTCGCGATCGGCTGCTGAATCCCTGCCAGCGTCAATCGTGCTTTTCTTTGGCGTGTGATAGACGGCGCTCCACCAGCGGTCCATCCCGCGGGGCGGGGTAAGGTCGCCGCGCTTGATCGCCTTGGCCAGGGCCCACAGGCGGACGCGGGAGACAAACTGGGTGGTGACGGCTTGGGAAATCTCGTCGAACCGGCGCTGCGCCTGCGCCAACACGAAACGCTGGGACGGGCCGGAGAGATCGGCTTTCCACAGATATTCGTACGGCAGGCCCAGTCCGGCCGCCACGGCGCGCAGGAACTGATCCATGAAATCGGTGAGGTTTGGGCTGGGGCGGTCGTCCTTGATCTCGCGGATCTTGCGGCCGCCGGGCACGTTCCAGATGGCGCCGGATCCGAAGATGCGGTCCGTGGTGATGCCCTCGGTGCTGGTGGTCTCGGGGCCAAAGAAGCCGGCCGCCCCCTCGCCTTCCAGCGCGATGCCGATGGTGCTGGCGCGTTTCACGGAGACCATGGTGTTCGTCAGGATCTCCTCGCGGTCCTGAATCAGATTAAGGCAGGTGACTAGGCGGGAGAGGCTGCGCAGCTCGTCGGCGCGGTCGCGCTCGGCCAGCACGATCAAGTCGGGCGACTGCACCTCGGTGTATTTGTCGCCGTCGCCCAGGTTGATGTAGTAGGAGAGCGGGCGGCCCTGGGCGTTGAC